GGACATAGCCGGTCGCGCCGCCCTCGACGGAAAGCCGCGCGACCTCATCGTCGCTGATCGCCTCGCCCGCCCCGCGCAGGCCCGCACCGATCACACGTACAAGATCGTGCGCCTTCAAGCGCCCGGTGCCGAAGCGCTCGGCGAGCATCACGAGATCGTCGGCGCCGAACGCGGCCTCAAGCTCAGCCAGCGCGCCGAGCGTCAGCACCAGCCGGCGCGGCACGCCGCCGATGACGGCTTCGATATCGCCGCGGTGGAGATTGGGCATGGGCAGGGTCCGGTTGTCTGATCTGGACTCTCAGCGCTGTTCAAGCGCGCGCGACGTCGTGATCAGGAAATGCGTATTCCGGGAGATCGTCGCTTGCGATCCAGTCGATGCATTGAGGCAATTCACCGTCTGTCTCGATGAATTCCTTCACGGCTTTCCAGGCGGTGGCAAATGGTATGAACAAACCCACGGACAAAGGGTCATCATGCAGTGTCCACACGTACTCGCGAAGGCGGGTGAGGTCTCCTCGTCCATTGAAAGCGCTCCGAGACTTGGTGCGCCCGTCCCATTTGTCGTATTGCAGATAGACGCCGTGATCAGGATTACCGATCATTCGCAGTGCAACGTTGACCCGATCGGCCTCGGGTAGCTGCTCGGTGCCGTTGAGACCGTCGCCATGCAACACCCAGCCATCGCAACCTCCGTCATATGACCATTCACTGCCCGGAGGCGCCAGAAAAAACGGCTCCAATTGCTCGACGGTCGGCCACGCGTCGTCAGGATGGAATTCGCCGAATGAGCCCCACTTTTTCATTTTTGTTTCCTCACGGGCCAACCGCCGTCCTGCATGATCCAAGTGTTCCCGTTCTTGTAGTTGTAGAAACGCACGGTCGGATTTCCCAATTCCAGGCCAAGCTTTGGTAACACCACCTCGCAAGCCGCCGCACAAACATCGCGATCGAGTTGAACGTCGATTGTCCTTCCTTGGAGGGCACCAGCTTTGCCCCCCGATGCTCGTAGGAGCAAGGTCGTTTCGCCATGATAAAGAGCGCTGTTTGGGATTTGGCCGATGTTTCCTGTTTTCATTATTCCAGGATATTTGTTGATCAACGTCCAACGCCACTCGTGGGCTCGCTGTAGATCCGCATCGGTATATCCGGGCGCCTCTTTATTCACGCCGAAGAAGGGCAGCCCGTCGATCTCAGTCACAGCGACCGTGCCTTTCTGAGAGGGCCACGTCGATTGTTCAAATAGCAAGGGCGTGTTGTAGGCTGAGCGATAGACATCGATCCAACCAGGACCGTCGAAGGTCGAGCGCAACGGAAGACCCCGGCCGAAACTTAGCAGCGGCACCTCCGGGCGCGGTAGCTGATTTCCGCCAGTGATCGCCCGAAGCTGCTCAAGGCGTGCTTCCGCTTCCCCTGCGCGTGCCTCCATCCGTGAGAGGAGAGCAGGTACGCCTTCGGGTCTTGCTGACGCGTGATGTCCCGTCGGCTGCCAGTTGGCGTCGCCACGCTCGCGGATTTGGGTTAGCGCGTCTTGGTACCGCTGCATTGTCGCGTTGAGACGGTGGAGCTGAGGCTCGGTCATCCCCGGAAAGGCGTAGAACCGCCGAGTTGGAAAATTACCTGGGCCCCGCTGGGCAACTCGCGTGCTCCCCCCGGTGCCGTCTCGCGTCCATTCCCCTGCGCCGGGCCTTCCGCTCGGAACGCGTGGCTGAAAATGCGAGTGGTGCACCGCCTTAAGCCGCAGTCGCCGCAGCGCGAGCTCAAATTTCAGATCAACGAGCTGACAGCGCAGTTCGAGCAGTTCGCGCTCGAACGCCTTGTGTTCGATCTCGCGCGCGGTCTCGTCCTCTTCGGCCTTCAGCCTCTCCACCAGCCGCGCCGCGTATGATTTCGACGCATTCGCGCCGGGCGGCTCAAACAGATGTGCGTCGTGGCGCATCCAGCGTTGCCAGTCGGGGCGCAGCCAGCGGCGCTGATGCTCGGCCCCTGCAAAATCGTTTCGCGACATGCGAGCTGTCCGATCGAAAGAATGCGAAAGCGGTGAAAGGTGGAGGCGCGGCCGCTACGCCGCCGTGAACGTCAGCTCGCCGGCCGACTCGAGCGCGAGCTCGGTCGTCACCTCGCCGTCGTGCTCGCCGGCAAATTCCAGCGACGTGATCTGGAACGCGCCCGCGACCGTGCCGAAGTCCGGGATCACGACCTGAAAAATCTTCACCGCGCTGTCGAACGGATCAGCCAGACGACGTTCGCTTTTTCAGATGCGCAACGCGAAGCGTTGGGCGAGCATCACGAGATCGTCGGCGCCGAAGGCTGCTTCAAGCTCGGCGAGCGCGCCAAGCGTCAGCACCAGCCGGCGCGGCACGCCGCCGATGACGGCTTCGATGTCGCCGCGGTGGAGATTGGGCATGCGTTCTCTTCCTCAAGTGAACCACTCAGGATGAATCGAGCCGTGCTCTCATTCCTTCACGGAGACACAGGACGACATAGTCGCTCGGTCGCGGCAGCCACAAGCCTGCGCCACCCCGGCTATCCGCGGCGCTCCTAGATATTGAGCTTCGGAGGAGACAGGCACGTATTTCAATATTTATGAATCACCGCCGATGCGCTCCGCTGTAATTCTTGCCAAGGTGCTCCACTTCTTGAAGTCATCACGCATTCGGACGATTTCGATAAGCGCCTCCTGACTGGACATAAGCGAGCCATCCTGAGGATCGAACAAAATGCCGTCAGATGCTTTTGCGTACGCGGCAGCTGAAATGTAAGCGGCGATGCATGCCTCAAAGTCGCCACCCCATCTGAAGACCAAACAATACGGCCAGCTCCGGCCGACAATCACGTTGGGATATAGTGCTAAAATCTCCCGGATGTCACAGTAGTCGCATTCGAAGCCAGTCATGGTATCGTTTGACCGAACAGGCAAGAAGCCCTCTAGCCTCTCGATTAACATATTGGCGGGAAGGGCAACGCGCAGTCCCCCGGCATCGATGGCATGTTGCCAGTCCGCCATGGAATTCAAACGACGTTCAGAAAGCACCATGAGTTCAACCGACATTGCACTACCTATCGAAAAGAGGATGCTTTTGCGATTTTATTTTAACTCCTCGCGTGACGCTGAGCTGGATCACTGGAACCCAGGGCCCGCCACCTAAGCGACGAACCTTATCGGCATATGACGGCCTGACAGTGGCACCACCTGTTTTATAGTCGTAGTGCGCCAGTTTATCACCGACTGCATTCTCTAGCGATATGTCAGGCCTAACGCTTCCGTCTGAGCCGTATTTGCCAGTCCCACCAAACGTCGGTTCAACTTTGACTCCGGGGATCGGAAACGCTCGCAGTGACCACTTCAACGCCTCATGGACCACGTGCCCATAAATCGGGCCAGATTGGATCGGAAGATCCTCAAGCGCGTCGACCACATTCGCCAGTCTTTTTGTAAGGGCAATTGTCGTATTATCGATGGTCTCAATGCCAGTCAGCGCTTCTGGGTTGATCTCAATCCTGCTCTGCGCATATTGCGCTCCGGGCCTGATCGGGTCGGGGCTCGCGTCGCTTAGGATCACCCCTGACGGTGCTTCACCCGTGTCGCTTGGACCATCGGAAGCTGGTTCCTTCCCCGCATCCCCTCCACCCTCCTTGGCCCACTGCCCGCCCTTAGGGTCGCCCTTCGGCACGCGCGGTTGGTTGGGATCGTATTTGTGGGAGATGCGCCGCCATGCGAGCTCAAATTTCAGATCGACGAGTTGACGGCGAAGTTCGAGCAGTTCGGCCTGAAAGGCCTTGTGTTCGATCTCGCGCGCCGCGTCTTCCTCTTCGGCCTTCAGCCGCTCCATCAGCCGCGACGCGTATGTCTTCGGCGCGTTTGCGCCTGGCGGCGCGAAGAGGTGCGCGTCATGGCGCATCCAGCGTTGCCAGTCGGGCCGCAGCCAGCGGCGCTGATGCTCGGCCCATGCGGGATCGTTTCGCGACATGCGAGCTGTCCGATGAGAGGAGTGCGAAGGTTGTGAAAGGCGGAGGCGCGAGGTCGCTACGCCGCCGTGAACGTCAGCTCGCCGGCCGACTCGAGCGCGAGCTCGGTCGTCACCTCGCCGTCGTGCTCGCCGGCAAATTCCAGCGAGGTGATCTGGAACACCCCCGCGACCGTGCCGAAGTCCGGGATCACGACCTGGAAGTTCTTCACCGCGCCGTCGAAGAACGTCGCGCGCACCAGCGCGTCGGACGCCGCGTCCTTGAAGATCCCGCGCCCCGACACCGCGGCGCGCTTCACGCCCGCGCCATCGAGCAGCTCGCGCCATCGCCCGGCGGACTCCGCGTGCGTGATGTCCACCGTCTCGGCGTTGAACGAGATGCGGCGCGCGCGTAGTCCCGCGACGGTGACGAAGCTCGCGCCGTCGGCGATCTTCACAAGCAGGTCCTTGCCCTTTTGAGCGGCCATCGGATGACTCCTCTTTTCATGAATGCGAATGGCGAGTGGCGAATAGCGAGTAGAACGAGCGGCGCTTCACCATTCGCCACTCGCCATTCGCTCACACCGGCTCCGTCACGGCGCGAAAGCGCACCAGTGCGTGATAGGTGCGCCCGTCGGACTCGCGGCGGATGTCGGCGACGGAGAAGCGCAGGTTGACGAGGTGGTGGCCGGTGGGCGCGAGCGGCGCGTCGTCGAGCGCCTGCAACAGCGCGCCGGCAATCATGTGTGCCTCGCGGTGGCCGCCCTGGCGCGACCAGGCGTGCAAGGTCAGGCGATGCTCCTCGCTCGTCTCGGTGCCGGTGGAGAAATTTTCGACGCGCGCCTCGCCGAGCGTCACATAGGGAAACACCGCGTCCTTCGGCGGCTCGTCGTAGACCTTGGCGCCGCCAAGCAGCGCGGTGAGCGGCGCGGCGGCCACCAATGCGTCATGAATCGCGGCGCGCAGCGCCACGGCGGCAGTCGGCATGAAATGTCTCCGGATTATTCGCCGCGCAGTTCGGCGGTGATCGTCAGGAAGCGGCGCGCGGCGTCGTCGCGCACCGACACGATGCGGTAGACGCGCGCGCCTGCGGTCAGGCGATGGCGTGTCGTGACGTCCGGCCGCGTGCGCAGCGTGATGCGATGCGTGACATTCGCGCCAGCCGAATCCGCGACGATCGCCGCACGCGCCGACACGGTCTCGACCTTGGCCCACAGCGTCGCGACGGCCTGATGACTGCGCGTGACGCCGCCCGTGCCGTCCGCGGTCTCGACCGGCTCTTCCAGTACGAGCCTGCGGTTCAAATCCCCCGGGTTCATAGCGCCAGCACCTTGTAGGGCCCGATCAGCGCGGCGACGCCGGCCGGCATCACGGCAACCTCAGCCCCGGACGCGACCACGCCGCGGTGCTCGTACCAGTGCGCGACCAGCATGCGGATCGCCTGGCGCAGCGGCGCCGGCACATCGTCGGCGTCGCCGTAGCCGCACGTCACGTCGATCTCGATGCCGCCGGCCACGCGGCCGGGCGCGGCAAGCGCGCCGCGCGCAAAGTTCAGCACCGCGGGAGCAGCCGCCGTGTCGACCGTGAACGCCGCCGGATCGATCGTCTGCGCCGTCCCGTCGGCGCGATAGACGCGCGCCGCGACCAGCGACGCGAATGGCACCGGCAGCACCAGCAATCGCCCGCTCTGCGGCCAGACGTCGCGCGTCAGCCGCCAGGTCTGCGTAACC